ATGGCATCAATCACACCCCACAAAGACGGCTACCGCGTCCAAGTCAAGGTAGGCAAAGAGCGCGATTCTCTGACATTCCGTACGATGCGCGAGGCTAAGACATGGGGCGCGACTCGCGAGGCAGAACTGCGCGCGGCCGCCGGCAAGCCTGAATCTGAAAAGCACACGGTCGGAGCCATGCTGACGCGCTACAGCGAGGAGATATCAGAGAAGAAAGAAGGCGCCCGCCACGAGCAATTACGCATCAAGGCATTTATTCGTGACTTTCCGAATATATCGGGCCTGCTGCTTGGGCAGCTCACCACGCCCGTGCTCGGGAAGTGGCGCGATGCTCGGCTCGCCGGGTTCGAGGCGCCAGACGGCCGCAAGGTAGTGAAGGTGGCGCCCGCATCGGTTCAGCGTGACGTGAACTGGTTGCGCAATGCTTGTTCGGTTGCGCGGCTCGAATGGCACTGGATGCAGCACAATCCGTTCGAAGGCTTCCGGCATCCCGGCGAGGGTGCCCCGCGTGATCGGCGCGTCGACCCTTGGCGCGAGGTGCGGCCTATTGTGCGCGCGCTTGGCTACGTGAGCGGCAAGGCGCCGGAAACGAAAAGCCAGGAGGTTGCGCTCGCGTGGCTCGTGGCTCTCAGGAGCGCCATGCGTGCAGGCGAGATTCTGACTCTCGGCGACGACACGCTGAACCTCGCGGATCGCACCGCGACCGTGAAGCACAAGATGCAGTACCAAACGAAGAAGCCGCGTGTGATTCCCCTGACGCGTCATGCCGTGCGGCTGCTAAAGCCAGTGGCGGGTAAGGGGAGGTGCTTCACGGTGGGGAGTGATTCACTCGCCACGCTGTTCCGAAAGGCGCGGGACAGGGTAATGGTCGAGGGGCTTCACTTTCATGACTCGCGGGCCGAGGCGCTTACGCGACTGGCCCGCAAGGTGGACGTTATGACGCTGGCTAAGATCAGCGGGCACAAGGATTTGAAGATGCTGCTGGATGTCTATTACCGCGAGTCGGCGAAGGATATCGCGGCACGGCTTTAAACCGCTTCGAGGGCCGCGTCTACCTGCGCAACCGGGATCAGGCCGCACTTGTTGAGCTTGAGTTGGCCTGCCTTCACCATCTTGCTTATAGTGTGTCGACTAAGGCCGAGCATTTCGCCGGCTTGAATCATGGTCACATGCGGCGGTCGCGGGTGGGCGGTTGCAACGGGCGACGGGAACCGGGCGGAGAAGGCCAGAGGCTTCGCTGGCATCGCTGGCAGTCTCGCAGGTGGTGTGCTCGGCGCGAAGGCCGGGGCACTGGTGGGCGCTGTGGGTGGCCCGATCGGTGTGGCGATCGGTGGACTCATTGGCGGCGCAATCGGAACCTATGCCGGCGAGAAGGCGCTGGGCGCTGCTGCGAAATGGGCGTTCTCCCGTGGGGACGCTCAGCCTGCAGCGGATGCACTGGTCAAGGCGAAGGCACTGGATAAGCCGGGTGCAGTGGACAAGCCGGTCGTGAAAGTGGACCAGAAAAACACCTTTGCGCCGGTCTTCCACGTGGTGTTGCAGGGCGACCAGGGTGGCAACGGTAGCGATGCGGCCGACCGCTTCCTCGCGAAGGTCTCGCCGCAGCTGCAGCGCATGATGAAAGACCAGCTCGCGAAGAGCAACCGCTCGGCGATGTTCGACTCGCCGCATCTGTAGCAGAACAGAAGGATATGTCATGGACTTTCAGACACAGATCACGCAGGCGGCGACGCAGGCCAGTATCGCCACCGAGCGCGTGCGCAGCATGAACCGTGTGTATGAGCGTAACCAGCCGGCCAGCGCGAACACGGTGGCCGTGCTGCAGAAGCTGGCGACGGGCAACCTCGATAATGCGGCCGAACTTCTTTCGGGTGCAAGCAGTGCGCTGTCGGTCGCGAGCGACGTGAATCCGAAGGTCGGGACGGTCGTGCGCAGCCTTAACGCCGTGCAGTCGTCGGTCGGCAGCGTACTCAAAATGGCAACGGCGTCCAGTAACCCCGCGATCAGATCCTCCGCTGAAGCGGTCAACAGCGCGCTGGGCGATGTTCGAACGAAGTTCAACGCGTGGGCAGGCATCAAGGGAACGCCTGCACCGTCTGCTCTCGCGACATCGACCGGTGCGGGCGCACTGTTCTCCGGTCTGCTGGACGGGGCGTCGAGCGCGACGCCCCACCTCCTGACGCTGGGTTCGGACAGGGGCGACACCTTCCACTTCAACCTGTCGACCGCGGCCTTCGACAAACTGCGTCGCACCACGAAATACAAGGTCGCCTCCCAGGAGCGTCTGAACCGTCAGGAAGCGCTTCAGGCGGTCAGCCAGGGTGGCGAGACCATCACGCTCTCGGGTGTGGTGTTTGCGGCCTTCGGTGCGGGACGTAGTGCGGGTAGTCCAGGTATGCGGCAGCTCGACGCTCTGCGCGCGATCGGCGGCCGCATGATGCCGGTGCTGCTGACGACCGGCTACGGCGAGGTACTCGGCCGCTGGTATCTGCAGGGTGTCGATGAGGAGCAGGAGGCACTGATGTCGGATGGTGCCCCCCGCAAACAGACCTTTAGCCTGGAGTTTGGCCGCTATGGCGAAGACTATAAGAACGTTTAGAACTTGCGATGGCGACGTGCTCGACAAGATCTGCCACGCGGTATACGGCTCGGTGACGGGGATGGTGGAGGCGGTCTATGAGGCCAATCCCGGTCTTGCGGCGCACGACCAGCCATTCGTCGCCGGCATCACGATCACGCTGCCGGACGTGGACGCGCCGCGTAGTGAGCCGGTGCAGTTGTGGACATAACCAGGAGCGGCATGAAACAAGGAAACCAGCATGCAGGCAGTTTTCCAGATCGTCGCCAATGGCGATGACATTACAAAGGTGATCGAGGACCGGGTGCTGCGCATTCATACGGTCGACAAGCCGGGGCTCGATTCCGACGAGTGTGAGATCGAACTCGACGACCGGGACGGGAAGATCGAATTCCCGCCCAAAGGGGCGACGCTCCGGATCTCGCTTGGGTGGCAGGGGCAAGGTCTCGCCCTGCTCGGCGAATACACGATCGACGAGATAGCGCTCAAGGGGCCGCCGGCATCGGTGATCATTCGCGGCCGCCCGTCGAACATGCGGGCGGGTTCGAAAACCCACCGGTACGGTAGCCGGGAGAACGCGAAGCTGGCCGATATCGTGGGCGACATCGCGCGGCGCAACGGGTGGACGGCGGCGTGTGCAATCGACGTGACCGTGCCGCGAGCCGACCAGTTCGGGGAGAGCGATCTGCACTTTCTGACACGCCTGTCGCGTCAGCATGGGGCGACAGCCACGGTGAGGGCGGGCAAGCTGATCGTCGCGTCTCGCGGTGCGGGAACGAGCGCGAGCGGCCTGCCGCTGCCGTCGATCACTCTCACACCGGACATGCTGCTCGAGTACGAGATCACGTTTGCCGACCGGGCCAGCTTTGCCGCAGTCCGGACACGCGTGCATGACACCAGAACCGGCCAGAAAATCGATCTCGTGATTCCGAACCCTGATGCGCCGAAGGGGGCGACAGCGGTGCATACGGAACGGCATGCCTTCGCGAGCCATGAGGCAGCGAAAGCGGCGGCGGCCGCCCGGTTGCAGAAGCTAAACCACCACACGGCGAAGAGCACGATGTCGATGCAGGGGCGCTCGGACTTCTCTGCCGAGAAGACCGTCACGCTCAAGGGCTTCAAGAAAGAGGCGGATGGCGATTTCCTGATCGAGTCGGTCACGCACGACTATGCCGGGCGCAGCTGGGAAACGCGGGTCGAACTCAATGCCGGCAACAACGGCAAGACGAAGGCCGGGCACGGGAAGAAGGCGACGAAGCAGATCAACCTTGTTGTGCCATCACCACCCAGATAAACCGTCAGTAGAACACTACAACGTTTCGCGAACCGCCTTCGGGCGGTTTTTTTATGGCCGCTTTCAAAGTGGCTTTTTTACCGGGGATTCCATGTCTTCAGCGCAGCACCCTCCCGACGCCCGTCGGACCTGGTTCGACGGAACCATCAACATCCCGACCGTTATCTCGGTCATCGGCGCGGCGGTCTGCGCGACCGGCTTCTGTGTCGGGCTCTACAACAACGTCGCCGAGCGCGTGCTGATCCTCGAGGAGCGCGACCGTCAGCAGGAAGTCCACTTCCAGAACATCGAGCGTGACCAGGCCGCGCTGCGCAGCGACGTAAAGGACCAGCTCAAGGGCATCAGTTCCGACATCAAGGACACCAATCTGAAGCTCGACCAGCTCCTCTACAACAGGGCCGGGGCAGGGCAGCGGCCGGATACCAAAGGATGGACCCGATGAAACTCAAACTGACGCTGGCTGATGGCTGGCGGCGCCTGCATATGCGAGGCAGCGTGATGCTGTCGACTGCGCTTGCTGCCGTATCGGCTTTCGGCCCTGCTATTCGTGACGCCTGGCACAACGTTCCTGATGACCTGAAGGCCATCATTCCGGCCCACGCACAGCAGGCCATCGCGTACGCGATCCTGTTCGCGTCGATCGTCGCCGTACGGTACACGGCGATCCGCCGCGTGCCGAAGGAGGAGTCAAGGGAGGATGCGGATGACGGTCATCAGCAGTGACGCCGCCGGCGGCACGCAGGTCGTCGCGTTCATGGAGATGCTCGCGGTGGCCGAGGGAACGAGTGCGAGCCCGATCACCCGATGCGACGGCTACGACGTCATCGTGACTGGCGTCGACGGCCGGCATCGCTTCGACGACTTCTCGACGCACCCGTTCGCGAACGGGCGCTCGTCGATTGTCGTGAACAGCAGGGGGCTCACGTCGAATGCGTCCGGCCGTTACCAGCACATGCTCAGGGACTGGCCTCACTACCGTGACCTGCTTCGTCTGCCTGACTTCGGACCGTTGTCGCAGGACCGCTGGTGTATCCAGTTGCTCAAGGAGCGGCGCGCGATCCAGCCGCTGCTCGACGGTGATCTGGCCACCGCGATTGCGCGATGCGCAAACATCTGGGCGTCCCTGCCCGGCAACGGCTATGGGCAGCCGCAACACGCGCTCGACACGCTGCGTGCTTCCTTCATTCTCAACGGAGGAAATCCATGTTGACGGCTGTTTTCAGTTCCGCGTGGGCCGTCATCGTCGCGGCTGCCGTCGCAGCGGGCAGTGTCCTCTATGCCTTTGTGAAGGGCAGGACGGCCGATACAAAGGTCGCGCGATCCGCACAGCAGGTTGCTGAAGCGCAGACCGTCGCCGCTCAGGCGAAGACCGAAACCGCTGAGGTGCGTGATGCCGAGGCACAGGCGAACGCGACGGCCGCACAGGCGGCGGAGCAAGCCGTAAAGGAGAGAACCCATGTGGAAAACGTTATTAGCGCTTTGCCTGCTGGTGGTGCTCAGCAGCGGTTGCTCGACCAGTGGTCGCGTGGCGATGGCGCCGATCGTACAGCCGGAAGTGCAGGCCAAGACCCGGATCATTGATATGGGATGCGGCTGGTCGCGGCCGATCTACGTGAGCGCGCTGGATGTGCTGACCGATGCGACTGCGCAGGCGATCCTTGCGCATGACGAAGCCGGCGCAGCGCATTGCGGGTGGGTGCGACGATTGAAGTAAAAAGACGCCCGCTCAAACGAGCGGGCGCAAGCGTCCGGGGAGAGACAACTCTGAACGCGAGCGCAATCGTAGGGCCGCGTCGCGCGGTCAGACAGTATGAAATGGTTCCGATTCCATTCATGCCTCGTCGAGTGAGCTTTTCCTGCCGTGATATCGCACAGGCGGCAAATGACCACCCGATTCACTCGCGTGCATGACCTCGTGGACCAGCCTTGTCTGAAGCGCGATCAGCGGCGAGGCGTGATCGACAGGCGCCAGAGCAACGGAGCGCACTTCCTTGACGCTCGCATCGACGAGCGAGCGCATCTGCATCAGCGTCTGGCGTTGATGCAGGATCTCAAGGATCAGCCGTTCGATGTCATGGTTGCCCCGGTGCGCACGCCAGAGTGCGCGCAGCTCGGCCAGCGACGGGGGAACGAAGGCGGGTCACTGTGTAAACATACAGTATTTTGTCCCTGCTGTCCGCCGTCGGTGGCGGACCGTACCAAAGTAACTTTGACCGCGTCTTTGCGACGCAAAAGAAGACAGGGCGACCGGGGCGATGTTCGAGCATCTTCCCGGCCGCCTTTCCACTGCTTGTGCCAGTGAATTAGCCAAGGCCCTGACATCTACCGGTAGGCGGGGCGAATTCTAACAAATTCCCAACAAGGCAATCCACATATGGCAACACCCATCATTCCATGGATCGGCGGCAAGCGCCGTCTGGCAGATCACATCATCCCGCGCTTTCCGGCGCACGAGTGCTACGTCGAGGTTTTCGCGGGCGGGGCCGCGCTTTACTTCATGCGTCCGCCGGCAAAGGTCGAGGTGATCAACGACATCAACGGCGAGCTGGTGAACCTCTACCGTGTCGTGCAACACCACCTCGAGGAGTTCGTGCGGCAATTCAAGTGGGCACTGTCGAGCCGGCAGGTGTTCAAGTGGTTGCAGGACACGATCCCGGAAACGCTCACCGATATCCAGCGGGCTGCCCGCTTCTACTACCTGCAGCAAAATTGCTTCAGTGGACGGGTTGAGAATCAGTCATTCGGCACCGCAACGACTTCCCCGCCGAAGCTCAACCTGCTGCGGCTGGAGGAGACACTGTCGGAGGCGCATCTCCGCCTGTCAAACACCTACGTCGAACGGCTCGACTGGAAGACCTGTATCGACAAGTACGATCGGCCACACACGCTGTTTTATCTCGATCCGCCTTACTGGGAGACGGAAGGCTATGGCGTGCCGTTCCCTTACCCCGAGTACGTGGAGATGGCGTCACGACTCCGTTCACTGAAAGGCAGGGCGATCGTGAGTTTGAATGATCATCCGGATATCCGGCGCGCATTTGACGGCTTTCACATTGAGACCGTCGACATTAACTACATCGTTGGCGGCGCTGATCGGTCGGCTGCTCGGAAGGAACTGATTATTTTCAGCTGGGACGAATCCACGCAACCGGTCGGATTATTCTGACTGTCCGGCCGTCAGCATAAGACGAAAGCGTTCGTGCCCGATCTCCGGCAAAGTGACTTTGCAGCGCGTTGCTCGAACGCATCTCGCGGACGTTCGCCCTATGTCACGGCCGTTGACCTTAATGCGGGCATCTGATTCGCCGTGCATATAAATATCGTGAATTTCATCCGTTTGACATTTCTTTGGAGTTGGTTGATTTTCCTGCCGACAATTGGTCTGTAGAATTGCGCGATTCGGGCTGAAAATAAAGTCAGAGGCGGTATGGATACCCAGAACATAATCGGGGCGATCAGGGGCGGCCTTGCACAGCAGGACCGCCTGCTTAAACTGGACACTCCGGCAGGAAATAATGTCCTGCTTCCCCAGCGGGCTATCGGACGCTCACGGATCGGGCGCGATTTCACGTGGACGATTGATGTCGTGTCCACGTCCGGCGACGTCCAGCTAAAGACGCTGATCGCCCAGCCGGTCACACTCTGGATCCAGCAGACGGACCACTCCTACCGCCCGCATCACGGTTATGTGCATACGGCCCGGCGTCTTGGTGGAGACGGTGGACTGATTTCATACCAGCTCGCCTGCTCATCATGGATGCACTTCCTGCGGTTCCGCCGCGACCAGAAGTACTGGCAGGACAAGGCGGCCGACGAGATC